TAACCAAAGATAAGACAGCAACTAGCGTTGCACCGCCTGACGGCGTATCACAGTCAGTTTGGGATGAATTTGTTGCTCACCGCAAACGCAAAAAGGAGACAGTCAGCAAATTGGTTGTTGCTGGAATACAAAAAGAAGCCGATAAGGCTGGCTGGACTTTGGAAGATGCATTGTCTGAAACAGTGATACGTGGCTGGAAGTCTTTTAAGGCTATATGGGTGGCAAAGAAGTCAATCAGCCAGGCACAGACCCTAAGTTTTGCCGAGCGTGACCAACTTGCAAAGCAAAAGCGTTGGGAGGAAATGACCGGCAGGCAGTGGCCAACAGAATCACAATCTTTTATTGACGTTGACACTAGCGTATTGGAGTTGAAATGAGTATATCAATCAAAGCAATTGACAGGCTTTTTGAACGCCTGGCTGCAACTTATGGCTCGGCATGGTCACGCCAGTGGTCTGACGTTCCGCTTGCTGATGTAAAGACAGCATGGGCACACGAGTTAAGCGGTTACGGTGGGCGGCTAGAGGTGCTTGCATGGGCTTTGGAAAATTTACCAGAGCGAGCGCCCAACATCATTGAGTTTAGAAACCTGTGCCGACGTTCACCTGCACCTGAAGCACCAAGGTTGCCAGAGCTAAAAGCAGACCCAGAGCGTTTGGCTCGTGAGCTGTCAAAGTTGCAAGACCTCAAGCAATTAGTCACTAAAGCCTTGCCGGTTGACCACAAGGCTTGGGCAAAGCGAATATTGCAAGGCTATGCAGATGGGAAAAAGACAAACCCAACAAGCATACGCTTTGCTAAAGAGGCTTTGCAATGAACTACTGCACAGCAAGAAAAATACTTGATTTGGTGCGTGAAGGTAGGGATTACCCTGTATTCATAATCAACCAAGCGTTGTACATTGTTAGTGAGATTACAGAGGAAGAATATGAAAAAACAAAGCAAATACAAGCCTAAACCTGTTTTAGTCAACCCGTTGGCTTTTGTGATTGAAAGCATTACACCAGTTGCAAAGCACGAAGGCTCTCTGTTGACCCTGAAGTTGAAGAACCACAATGCCCTGGCAATGCTTGTCAAAGGTGAGGCAAGACGAAAAGAGCTGGATGTACTGATAAGCGCTTTAAACACGTGCGAGGCGCTTGTTCTGATGGGGTTTGGTACTGAGTATGCTTTTGTCGCAAAAAACGGTTTAGACGCGCTTCTAGAGGTCTGCAAACGCGGTATGAGGACAGACCACTACATCTTGAAGGGTGCTGAGATGCAAACGCTGGACGAGGCAATGCAATTACACGACGAGCAATTAGAAATCGTAACGGTGGGCGAGTTAGACAGGTCGCAGCGTATTGTTCGCGATGTGCTGAGGTCGAAGAAGGCAAAAGTTATAAACGATAAGGAGAAATCAAAATGAGCAGCGACCCTGTTTCCGTCAAAGATATACACGAAGGTGCACCGCCGGAAACACACAGGCCTTGGGTTGGGCTGACGCAAATAGATGTTGATTCTTGGGATTTACCAGACCGCCCAACTGTTTTTGAGTTTGCACAGTTTATTGAAGCAAAATTAAAGGAGAAAAACAATGGCTAAGTTAATCGACTTCCCCATCGGCATTAACGAGGGCGAGACGCGCCTAGACCTTGACCCCGACGCGGTGCTGACTGGTGCAGTAGGACTGCTAAAAGAGGTGGTCATTGTTGGCTATGAAGCTGACGGCTCATTGTATTTTGCAAGCACCCGAGCAAATGGGCCTGATGTGCTGTGGCTACTGAAACAGGCTGAGCAGAGACTCTTGGCCATCGAGCGGGAGATGAGAACATGACTACGACGATTGAGTTTAAGGCTTGGCTAGACAGCCCTCTGACAAAGGCGATGAAGCAAAACCACAAGGAGTCAGTGTTGGCAGAGCGTGAGGCGTGTGCCAAGGTGTGTGACGAAATCGTGGCCCGTTACAGACACGCAGACGATGCTCCTGAGATGGTTGCCGCCAACTGGTGCGCCGACGGCGTGCGCGCAAGAGGCAGTGCTTAAGCCACTACTGGCTTTGTTGATGCTACCGACATTGGCGTTGGCTGTGCCTTACAGCAAGCAGGCTAAGTGTTTGGCTGACAACCTGCACTACGAAGCACGTGGTGAAAGTCTGGCGGGTATTAGGGCGGTAGCTAACGTTGTCTTAAACAGGGTCGCAAGTAAGCGCTGGCCTAATTCTATCTGCAGGGTTGTGTATCAAAGCAAGCAGTTTAGTTGGGCAAACGATTACAGAGCGCGGAACCCCAGTCTGGTGGCGTACACAGAGAAGGTGCAACGGGTCGTTGCCAGGGCAATGTCGGGGCGGCTAAGGGACAACACGCGAAGGTCAACGCACTACCACACACTAGCTGTCTACCCTCGCTGGGCGGGCAGGTTGGAAATGACTGAAGTAATTGGTTTTCATGTGTTTTATAAATACAAAAGGAGAGAGCAATGAGCGCAGAAAAAGAAATTAGACGCACAAACGCTTGGCTACAACGCCGAGTTAGGGCAAGTCAAATACCAATTGACGCAGAGCCATACATTAATTATGAACATCAAAGACCTCAGCGCTGGCGCAATGTTTTAGTAAAACTATCGGTTGTGGCTGTAATTCTGTTTGCAGTCGGGCTTGTAACTTTCGGATTAATTACACTCAACTTATGGCTTGCTATATGAAAAAAGAATCAATACCAAATGCTTTCACAATGTTTATTGGGAAAAGTATTATTAGCGATGACACCAGTTTTAGACGCTCAAGAGCTGGAACTGTCGGCGGCAAGGCAAGGTCAAAGAATTTAAATGGCGATGGAATACAAAATGTCCATCAACTTAAAGTCAATTCAAAACTTACGGAAAAGCAAAAGCGTTGTCTTTAATTCCCTATGGCACAAAGAAAGAGCAAGCAGAGCGCCGAGTTCAACAAAGCATCGAGTCTAAAAGGTCACAACAAGCCGCTGACGAGGGTTTGGCTCGCGAGTTAGTGTACAGCTACAAGTGGCAGGCTGAAAAAGCGCCAGAGTGGTTTAGGGGTGTGATGGATAAATTGGCTAAAAAATATGGTCAAAAGTACGCGGATGATATAAGGGCGCTAATGACATTGGAGAAGAACAGAAAATGAAAATAACGCTACACAATACGCAACAGGCACACACTGCTGTAACGGACATCTATCAAAAGATGAAGCCTCATCTGATAAAGGGTAAGAAATTTACTTTGGAAGTCACAAGCGAGACTCGCAGCCAGCCTCAAAATGAGATGTATCACGCAATTATTGGACAGATTGAAAAGCAGGCAGAGCATGCGGGGGCTAAGTGGGATGGTGAAAGCTGGAAACGGTTTTTGATTGACCAGTGGGCAAGCGAGACGAGCAGGTCAGTAGGTAAGGTGGCGCCTAGTTTGGATGGCCAAAGGGTGGTTCAACTAGGTCTACAGTCGCGCAAATTCAATAAGGCAGACGCAAGCGAGTTCACAGAGTGGCTCATTTGCTGGGCAACAGACAAAGGTTTTGAGGTGGGTGAATGAAAGCAAAGAAGTGCAAGGTATGCAAAGATACGTTTCAAACAGCCAGACCGCTACAGACATGTTGCAGCCCATCGTGTGCTATGCAACTGGTCACGGCGGTTAAAGTCAAGAAAGACAAGCAAGAAACAAAATTAAAGCTGGATGCACTGCAAACCAAACCGCAACTGGTTAAGAGGGCGCAGGCTGCGTTTAATTCGTACATCCGAGCTAGAGATACAGGCAAGCCATGCATATCGTGTGACAAGCCTCTAGGAGACGCACCAAACACATTTGACGCGGGTCACTACAGGTCGGTTGGTTCAGCTCCGCACATGAGGTTTGTGGAAGACAACGTACACGGTCAATGCAAGCACTGCAACAACTGGCTCGCTGGTAACCATGTTGAGTATCGCAAGCGACTCATAGAGCGCATTGGTGAACGCCAACTTAACTTACTCGAATCTGACAGTACGCTAAGAAAGTACACCAAAGAGGGTTTGATTGAGATTGCCAGGCACTACAACGCAGAAGCTAGGCGGCTGAACAAAGACAGGTTACAATGAAGGCTCTTTCTCCTAGTCGTTTGTAGCGACTTTAGGCCACTATCACAGTGGTCTTTTTTTTGGTAAAATAATATTACTTTGTTTTAACAATGGGATAAACAATCATGACGACAGATTCTAAAGTCGGGCGACCACGAATTGAAATAAGCGACGAAGATTTTGCAAAAATTGT